TGAAGTTATTGTTATGGATCGTGTATCTTCTAGCCCTTGGCTATGTAAGATTGATAATGAGTTTCATACTGGGAAGTATTTGTTTACAGTTGATTACACAGGAAACGATATCGCTGACGATCCTGCACAACATAAACAAAGTCATTTGATACAACTTACTGATGCTGGGAAATGGACAGGCAATATTGTAGCATTGCCTAATAATCGTGTAAGAGCGACCAACCCAGCGTTATGGGAAACGGGTTCTGGAGCGCCAGACTTTTATCCTAGTCAGCATTTGCATAGTGCAGAGATTGACGATAGCTACATGGATCCGAACGTAACCTTTAACAACTTGTATTCTGAAGGAGATTAAAATGCCTGGACACAAGAAAAACAAAAAGATGCCGAAGAAAATGAATATCGGAGGCAAGAGCGCCAAGAAAATGCCAATGAAAATGAAGCGTGGTGGCTCAACTCGTTCTCGTACTCGTAGCAAGAGTAAGAAATGAGAAACCTTAGATCAACGGAAATGCCCTATCCATCTCCGAAAACTCAGAAGGCTGGAGTACAGCCTTCTATTCCAGAACCCTCCAACGAAGGTTTCGCAAAGTCTACTGTATTGGCTGAAAAGACAATTAGTATTCCTGGAAAGAAAGTAAGGACAAAGGGCACAGGTGCAGCTACTAAAGGATTGGATTTTACTAGCTACGTCAACTAATGGACTTTATTAAGTATTCGGAGTTTTTACTCCGCAAATTTCGTGAGAGACAAGAAGATCTCACGCAATCACTCGCCGCTGGTGGCGCACAAGACTATGTTCAGTACCAACGAATAGTTGGTGAAATTTCAGGGCTTAATTTTGCTGAACAAGAGATAACTGCCCTGCATGGAAGGATGGAAGATGTCGAAGACGACTGAACTTGAAAAAGGGGTAACTCCCGATCGTGTACTAAATTTTGGATCTGATACGCCGTTAGATCCTCCGAAAGAGTCTATTACTCCTGAAAATTTAGAATCTCACGCAGATAAACTACCAAACCCTACGGGGTATCGTATGTTGATCCTACCCTTTTCTCCTCCCGAGAAAAGTAAAGGCGGCATTCTTATGGCTAAACAAACTCTTGATAAAGAGAAAATAGCCACTATCGTGGGGCTTGTCGTAAAACAAGGCCCAGACGCATATTCCGACCCTGATAAATTTCCTCAAGGCCCATGGTGTAACGAGGGTGATTGGGTAATTTTTGGTCGCTATGCAGGAGCTAGATTTAATATCGAAGGGGGAGATATGCGTCTCCTAAACGATGATGAAATTTTAGCTACTGTAAATAACCCAGAAGATATTCTGCAATAAGGTGATTGAAATGGCTGAGTCCCAAGAAATTGAATTAGAACTTCCTGATGAGGAAGTAGATCCACGTGAAGCGGATGTAATTCAAGAACCGCAACAAGATTTTGATACAAGTGAAGCCGAACCTGAAACTTCTCAAACAGATGAATTAGAAGATTACAGTGAGGGTGTCAAAAAGCGTATAGATAAACTGACTTACCGTATGCGAGAGGCAGAACGCCAACGCGATGAGGCTGTTCAGTTTGCTAAGAAAATGTCTGAACAAACTGCAAGTTTGCAGAATAAATTAAAATCTTCAGACGAGACATTAGTAGCTGAATATACTGCTCGTATTGCTGCTGATAAAGAACGCGCTAGACGAGCATTGAAAGAAGCTCAAGAACTTGGGGACGCAGAGGCGATTGCTTTGGCTACTGAAGCGGTTGCTAAAACTTCTTTAGAAGCGCAAAATGCCGAAAGATTAGTTGCAAAACAAAAATCTGTTCAGTCTAGAACAGAACAGTCGCAGCCTGTCCAACAACAGGCAACTAATGTACAACCAGCTGCTCCTGATCCCCGTGCAGAAAAATGGGCTTCAGAAAACAGTTGGTTTGGTGAAGATGAAGGCATGACATACGCTGCTATGGGCATTCATCAAAAGTTGTTAAAGGAGGGAGTTCCGCCTAGTTCTGATTACTACTATGAAAGAGTAGATAGTGAGATTAGGGAACTTTTTCCAAATAAGTTTTCCGAAGGGAAAAAGAACGTGCAGTCCTCCGTAGCAGGTGCCAGCCGAGGTGCAGGTGCTGTTAAAAAAGGAGCACGCAATGTGAAACTCACACCGTCACAAGTAGCAATAGCTAAAAGAATCGGTGTGCCTCTTGAAGAGTACGCAAAATTTGTATAGGAGATGAAAATGTCAGATCGTACCTCCAGATCTGCTGAAACTCGAGAAAAGAAATCTCGCCGTAAACCATGGCAACCGCCATCTATGTTAGACGCTCCTGAAGCTCCTCCTGGATACAAACACAGGTGGGTACGTGCAGAAGTCCGTGGGCATGATGATAGAGCGAATATGTCTAAGCGTATTCGTGAAGGATTCGAGCCTGTAAGAGCAGAAGACTATCCAGATTTTGATGCTCCTACAATTGAGGACGGTAAACACGCTGGCGTAATAGGTGTTGGTGGCTTAATTCTCGCTAAAATTCCAGAAGAGACTGTTGAAGAACGCAATCATTACTTTCAAGGAAAGACTGCTGAACAACTTCAAGGTGTCGATAATGATTTGATGCGAGAAGCTGATCCAAGAATGCCGCTCCGACAGAGCGATATGAGGAGAAGCACAAAAGTGGAATTCGGTAGTCGACAACCGACTACGGATTAAAAACATCATTTTCCTTAGAGGATTAAATCATGGCTAATACTGACGCCCCTAATGGGTTCACACCAGCCTACCACCTATACGGTGGAACGATTCGTCCTCAGAAGTTGCGTATTGCTAGTGGCACTTCTGCTGCTATCTTCAACGGAGACGTTGTAAACCTATCTTCTGGGTACGTTATCCAAGGCACTGCGACAGGCACACCAGCAGGTGTTTTTGCTGGCTGTTTCTACACCGCAACAGACGGCACTCCTACATACTCTAACTTCTTCCCTGCATCCACAGCTACGCTTGGTTCTGCAGACATTGAAGCGTATGTATATACCGATCCAGGCATCGTATACGAAGCACAATTTACTGCTGGTACTCCTGCTGTAAGTTTTATAGGTGATAAGTATACGATTACAACCACCGCTGGTAGCACTAACAATGGTCGATCCAAAGAAGGTGTAACAGCGACAACCAGTAGCGGAATCGCGTTGTTGAACAGGTTCGTAGATTCTCCGAGTAATAGCATTGGTGCTAACGCTCGTGGATACTTTACGTTCCCAACTAACGTATTCGCTGTATAGTCGAAGGAGAGTAACTAATGGCTATTAATAGAGCTCAACTCGTAAAAGAGCTGGTTCCTGGCCTTCATGCTCTCTTCGGACTAGAGTATGATCGCTACGACGCAGAGTACGAAGAAATCTTCGAAACCGAAACTTCAGAACGAGCTTTTGAAGAAGAGGTTATGTTGACTGGTTTCGGCGAGGCTCCTGTGAAGTTTGAAGGTTCTGGTGTTACTTATGACACCGCGCAAGAATCTTTTACTGCACGGTATTCGCATGAAACTATCGCATTGGCTTTTTCATTGACTGAAGAAGCGATTGAAGATAATTTGTACGACACCTTGTCATCTCGTTATACGCGAGCACTTGCTCGTTCTATGATGACCACTAAAAACATTAAAGGCGCTAACATATTGAACAATGCGTTCAGCTCCTCTTTTGTTGGTGGCGACGGCAAAGAACTATGTGCAACCGATCACCCGACTGTAGGGAATGAGACTCAACGCAACGAACTTACGACTGCGTCTGATCTTAACGAAACTTCCCTAGAGCAGTCTCTGATCGATATCGCAGCTTTCGAAGATGAGCGTGGTCTTAAGATCAATGCTCAAGCTCGTAAGCTAATCATTCCTACCGCTTTGCAATTCGTTGCAGATCGTCTACTGGAAACCCCAGGACGAGTTGGTACGTCTGATAACGATATTAACGCACTGCGTAACATGGGTATGGTTCCTGAAGGATATACCGTCAATCACTATCTAACAGATACTGATGCGTTTTTCCTGACTACGGACGTACCTAACGGACTGAAGCACTTTGTGCGTTCACCTGTTACAACCAGCATGGAAGGGGACTTCGAAACTGGTAATGTTCGTTATAAAGCCAGAGAACGCTATAGTTTTGGCTTTAGTGACTGGCGTGGTATTTTCGGTTCTCCTGGAGCTGCGTAATATCACAAAGAAAGGGGCACTTGTTGCCCCTTTTCTTTTTCTCCTGTATAAAGCAGCTATCCCTGACAGATACATCCCGTATCTGACATAGCCGAGACAGGAGATAACAATGGCTAATTCAACTTTTAACGGTCCTATCCGTTCAGAAAGTACGCTGAAGACGATCAGCAAAAATGCAACAACAGGTACAATCACGGAAGTTGTAACTCTAGGTGATGGCCCTGTAAGTCTTTCAGATGGTGACGTAACTCTTACTAACGCTACTCACAGCGGTAGAATCCTTTTAGTTCCAGACGGTACTCAAGACAACACTTACACGTTGCCTTCACCTATTGCTGGTTCAGTGTTTAGATTTGTCTATGCAGGAGGTGCCGCTGATGGCACTGATGCAATTATTGTTACCCCAGGAAACTCAAACTTCTATATCGGCGGTGTTACTTTCCTCGATACTGATAACGAAGTAAGTGCAGTTTTCTCTGATGGTAACTCTAACAGCAGTATTCAAATTAATGTTCCTGCTGGTTTTGATGTCACTATCGTTGGTTTGAATACAACTAATTATCAGATTTTTGGTACTGTTACAGGTGCAACTGCTCCTGCGTTTGCTGACCAATAACAGGAGAGCGTTATGGCTGATGCAGTCACATCAACAACAATTTCTGATGGTACTCATAAAGCTGTTATACAACTGACTAATCTTAGTGATGGCACTGGAGAAAGTGCAGTAACTAAAATAGACGTTAGTGCTCTAGCCGCTAGGGAAGATGGAACCGCTTGTAGTGGTGTGCTTATAGAAAAAGTAAGTCACTCTATTATTGGTTTTACTCAAGTACAGCTTCTATTCGATGCGACTACTGATACCATCGCGCTAGGTCTGGCACAGGACAGTAACGGTCATATGGACTTTAGTGAGTTTGGAGGATTACAAAATACGTCAGGCTCGGGTAAAACTGGGGATATTAATCTGACTACTATTGGAGCATCCTCTAACGACAGCTATGTTATCGTTTTAGAACTCATCAAGAAGTATGGCTAATGGCTACATCAGGCACACGAACGTTTACTTTAAATGCAGCAGATGCAATTGAAGAAGCCTACGAACTTGCTGGGTTAGAGTATCGGACAGGATATGACGGAGTAACTGCTCGGCGATCTATGAATATCATGTTCGCTGATTGGTCAAACCGTGGAGTCCAACTTTGGGAAGTAGAACAAGTCTCCCTTGATTTAGTTCAAGGGACGACTTCTTATTCTTTAAATGAGTTTGATATTGATATTTTAGATGCTGTTATTAGACGAACAGTAAATGGGATACAGACAGATTTCCAAATAGACCGAATTGAGAGGGGGGAGTATTTAGATATTCCTAACAAAAATACTCAAGCTAGAGTTACTCAATACTATTTAGAAAGAACGATAACTCCTAAGTTGTTTGTTTGGCCAGCTCCTGAAAACTCTACGGATAAGTTCGTTTCTTACAGGTGGAAAAGAATCCAGGATATTTCTGGATCTGTAGATGACGTTGATTTACCTAGTAGGTTTTTGCCTTGTTTAGTTACAGGACTGGCATTTAATTTAGCCTTGAAAAAGAACCCAGATAAAGCCATGTTGCTACAGCCGTTGTACGAGCAAAATTTAGTTAACGCTATACGATACGACACAAGTGATGCGTTTCAGTTGGTGCCGAAACGGACGTATGTCTAATGGCTTTCGCTCTAGGTAAACACTCTTACGGCGTTTGTGATCGTTGTGGGTTTAGAGCTAGATACTTAGACCTCCGTATGGAGTGGACAGGTTTTAAAGTTTGTCCAGAGTGTTTTGAACCAAAACATCCACAATTAGAGCCACCTAGACAAGGGACAGATCCTGAAGCATTAAGACAAGCGCGTCCTGAAGTTTCCTTACCTCAGTCTCAACTGGGGTTGGTTAGAACAACTGGGCCGAGCAATACTACTGACAGTGGAGTTAACGTCGGAGGACAACCTTTATCTGTGGTAGATCCTATAGGAACTAAA